CAGATTCCGGCGCGCCCCTTCATGGGTCCGGTGTTCGACAAGTACGGCGAAGCTACTGAGGCGTCGAAGCGGTTCGCGGAGCGCGTGCGCAAAGAGATGAAGGGCGTGGGCCCGTGGGGCACGCTGAAAGGTACAATCTAGCATGCCCGTTCCCGTGCCGACCTTCACCGCGTGCGCGCCCGCCACCATCTTCACGGGCGGGCAGTTCGTCACGATCACGGGCTCGAACTTCCGGACGGCGTACCCGCTTCCGGATCTCGACGGCCCGATCCCGACCCCGCCGCCCACGGTCTCCGTCCAATTCGATGGCGTCGAGGCCGAGAGAGTGGCCGTATTCTCGGCTACGGAGTTGACGTGTATCGCCCCGCCGCACGACCCGGGTACCGCTACGATCGTGATCCGGAACCTGGACGAGGACGGCAACCCCATCTCCGGTCAGATCGTCACGGCCGCGGCGGGCGTCACCTACGCGCGGGCGGACTTGTCCGTCGAAGACGACTTCACGCGCGTCACGCGCGCGCTCGCCCAGCTCCTGAAACGACAGACGATCGCGAACGTCGTGGTCACGAAGGACACGGATTTTTCCGAGCGGGCCGGAGAGGTAGATTTCAACGTCGTCGATGTCGCCAATTTGCCGGCAATTGTGATCGGGTTGCCGACCACGAAAGAGAACGCTTTCTATGATCTGGATCTGACTCCTGAGATCGTTAGGGGTAACGTATTCGACCAACGCCGCTACATGCGTACGGTTGACATCACCTGGAAAATTTCCGGCTTCGATGACAAGTCGATTCGCGCATCGAATTTGTTGGCATTGGTACAGAAGGTTTTCAACATCAACGATTGGCTTTACGTCGATGTCGATCCGACCGACGCCTCGAAGGGCCAGGTCCGCTACGAAATGGACGCGGGAGATTTCGGCTTCGCAGGCGCCCCGGGAAACTCGAACGTTCGCATGTTCGCGGGCGAGGTGATGATTCGCGGCTTCACGTTCGAGGACGTGGCGAGCTTCCCGGGCTCGATGATCGGATCTACCGGCGGCGTCGTCACGACCGACCCGACGGTGACCTCCGAGAATATATAGAACCGAAGGGAAACGCGCCGCCGCCGCGCGTTTTAGGCCCTTAGCTTTAGGCAGTTGCGCTATCGTCAAAGGACCATGGTCACCTTGACGAATCGTTCGCGAACGTCCGCGATCATCATCTCGCTTCCGACGTCGTTCGGTACCGTGCCGCACACGCACCGCTCGGTGGATCGCAACTTGGACGGCGAGGTCGGCGTGCGCGTGACGGAGCGTGAGCTTTGCGACTCCGTGCACATCATGCCCGGCGAAACCTCGCGGCCGCTGCCGGACGAGGCGGCGGAGCTTCCCGAGGTCAGGGCGCAGGGACGGTACCTCACCGTGTCCCACGTTACGGAATAATCCGGCGCCGATCATTCACGCTTCCCAAACCGACCAACGTCTTTAGGAGAACCGGCCAATGTCGAATCAGTTGCTCGCCAGCAAAATCACCGTCGAGGAGGAACAGCCCGGGATCCGCGCGATCCCGACGCTCAACACGTTCGTGATGGGCTTCCTCGGGACGGCGAAGCAGGGCCCGGTGGGGACCGCGACGCTGGTCAGCTCGTTCGCCGAGTTCGTGAAGATCTTCGGCTCGTATCTCTCGGGGTCCGATCTCGTGTCGGCCGTGGAGGGCTTCTTCAACGATGGCGGCACCAGCGCATGGATCGTTCGCACGGTCCATTACAGCGACATCACCGACGCCTCGACCAAGACGAGCGCGGCCGGAACGGTCAACATCGCGGACTCCGCGCCCGCGACGACGCTGACGATCAACGCGAAATACGACGGCACCTATGCTGCCGGCCTGAAGATCCGGATTGCCGCGGCCACCTCGGGCAACGCGGCCGAGTTCAACCTTTCGGTCGAGGACACGTCCGGCCTGACGCTGGAGACCTATCCGAACCTCAGCATGTCGACCAGCTCCGCGCGGTTCGTCGAGACGATCGTGAACGATCCGATCTCCGGCTCTTTCCGGATCGCGGCGGACGCGGTCCTCACGACGCGCCCCGTGAACATCCTTTCGGCGGCCCTCTCGGGCGGAGCGGACGGTCTCGGCTCCATCGCTGACGCCGACTATTCGGGCAGCGCCGCGAGCGCTACGGGCCTTCGCGCGTTCGACGTCGTGGACGATCTGACCGTCCTCGCGGTCCCCGGAATCGCGACGTCCGCGGTTCACAACGCGATGCTGACCTACGCCGAGTCCACGCGCAGCGGGCAGGTGTTCGCCATCCTCGATCCGCCTTCGGGCGTCAGCTATTCGGCCATGGTCACCTATGTCAACTCGACGGCGGCGATCGGTGGGCTCTCGGAGTTCGGCGCTATCTACTGGCCCCGCATCAAGGTCCAGAACCCTTCGACCGCGATCTACGGCAACGTCACGGAGATCACGATCTCCCCGTCCGGCGACATCGCCGGCATGATGGCCCGGAACGACAACGCGAAGAACGGCGGCGTGTGGACCACCCCGGCCGGCACCGAGGAGGGGAAGCTCCCCCGCTGCGTCGGCGTGGAGAACACCGACGTGTTGAAGGAGGAGATCCGAGATGTCCTCTTTCCCCAGCGCATCAACCCGATCACGACGATGAAGGGGTTCCCCCGCTTCGTCGACGGGGCCCGGACGCTCAAGGCCTCCGGAAACTTCCCAACGATCGCGCAGCGCCGCGGCGTCTCGTTCGTCGAGCGCTCGGTGAAGCTGGGCCTCCAGTTCGCGCGCCACAAGAACAACACGCCCTCGCTCCGCGCGAGCCTATACCGCTCGGTCTATTCCTTCCTCAAGGATCAGATGAGCGTGGGCGCCTTCGCCAGCAACGACCCCGCCACGGCGTTCTTCGTCGACTTCGGCGACGCGCTCAACCCGCCTCAGCAGAAGAACACGATCATCGGCCGCATCGGGATCGCGACCGTGCAGCCGGCCGAATACATCCGGCTGAAATTCTCCCAGGATACGCGGGCAATCGATGCCGCCCTCAAAGGCTAAGCGGCTCGCGGACCTCTAGTCTCAACCTTCAAGACCAAACAAAAGGCAAATCACAATGATCGTCGGCAGCCCTCGAACCTTCGACAAGAAATTCAGCTTCGTCGTCCAGATCGACAACTTCACGTCGTTCGGGTTCTCGAAGTGCTCGGCCCTGGAGATGGAGGTCGCCGAGATCAAGCACTTCGAGGGCGGCACCCTCATCCCGAACAAGAGCGCCGGGCGCGTCGACTTCAAAGACATCACCTTGGAGCGCGGCGCGACCCGCGACCTGGACATGTTCCTTTGGATGCAGCAGGTTGCGAACGCCCCCGCGAACATCGGCGTGAAGGAGGTGCTCTACAAGCGCCACCTCGATATCGTTCAGCTCGACCGCGATGGCTCGCCGCTGAAGCGCTGGAGCCTCTTCAACGCCTGGCCGAAGTCGTTCACGGCCGGCGAGTGGGACAACGGCGCCGACGAGAACGTGATCGAGAAGATGGTTCTCTGCTACGATTATTTCGTTCGAACCCTGTAAGCCGACTCACGGATATTTTCGCGGCGGCCGTCCTTCGGGGTGGCCGTCGGCGTTTTAAGGCCCTAGTAAATTTTTGTGTGCTAAAGTCTTAACCATGGCTGACATCACCCTCCCGTCCGGCTTGAAGCTCCAGATCCGCGGTTTGAAGGGTAAGGAGCTGAAGATCTTGCAGGACAAGACCTCGCTCCGGACCGGCACGATCGGCGAGCGCATCTTCTCCGCCTGCACCGTTTCCGTTCTCGACCCCGGGATCTACTCGTTCAAGGATGGGCCCGCCGGCCCTGTCGTCACGTGGGACGACGTCCTCTTGGGAGATCGGTTCGCGCTCATGCTCGCGATCCGCTCTGCCACCTTCGGCGCTGCCTTCCCGTTTAAGGTCACCTGCCGCCACTGCGATGAAAGCTACGAGTGGCAGTTGAATTTGACCGATCTCCCCGTCAAGGCCCTCGCGCCCGAGGACGTGGCCGTGCTCAAGGCGGGCGAGTCCCTCACGGCTCGGCTTCCGTCGACGCAAGCTCTCGTCAAGTTCCGCCTGGCGACGGGCAAGGATGAGCGCGCCGTGGCCAAGGCCAAGACCGAGCCGAACGCGATCCTTTCGATGCTGGCCCTCCGCATCTCCGAGATCGACGGCGTGGATAACGTCCGGGCGTTCCTGGACGACGCGGAGCTGGCGGATCTGATTTCCCTTCTCGGTGAGATGGACAAGCGCGATTGTGGCGTGGAGACGACCATCGAGACCGCGTGCGAGCACTGCGATCGAATCAACGAGGTGGGGCTTCCGCTCGGGGAAAATTTTTGGGGGTTGAAGAAGGGCTAGGCGCCGCCTTCCCCCTTCTTCCGGAGGATTGGCTCGACTCCGCGATCTTCAAGCTCTGCTATCACCAGCACGGTGGCTCCGGCCTCAGCTTCACGGCCTCGGACGTCGAGGACATGGAGTTCTCCCGCATCATTCGGTTTTGCGAGCGTCTGGACGAACAGCGCGAGGCCGAGGCCGCGGCACTGCGCCGGCCCACGTGATAAGCTAAAGGCTTAGGTCAAATGGGCACCAGCACGCGCATAGCCGGATCGCCCCAAATGAGGTTAACGCGTCGTGCTTAATGCACTAGGA